TTCTATTGACGTTGAAAGGTCCTAGATTTTTTATTCCCTTGAATAGAGGACGACCCTTGGCGATATAAACCGAAGTCATATCTTATATTTCTCTGCAGTTTTTTTAAGATTCATTAGGCTTGGAAATTCAAACTCTGGTTCGGCCACTTCAACCTCGTCAGCCTTCACCTTTGACCAGCTCACCTCGTAGCTCACGGGACTGACGACCGTCACCTTGTACCCAAGTCTGACGAGCTGGCGCCCCATGTACTTGACTGCCGCGGGGAGATCGTACTTGGGGTACCCCACCATAAACGCAGGCACAACAAGGACGGTGGTTTTGAATCCCAAATCAAAACTTGTTTTAATTTTCCTCGAAAATTGCTCCATAATTGCCTTGTAAATTTCTTTTTTGATTCCCTGCCTCTTCTTCTCTTGAAGTGCGAGATCCTTTGCGGAAATCATCTATATTCAGGCTGCATTAAAAACAGGTGCTCCATACGCAACCATCTCACCTGACCGGGCTGGGGATGGTCCAGGGACGGTGGATCCCTGTGGCGTAGAGTAAGCGGACTGTGGCTGACTGGCTAGGAAGGCGCGCATATCCTCCTCGCGCTTGATATTCCCCTCGAAAGCCGCCTTGGACTTGGACGACAGGACCCCAGGCTCGGGCTCAGGAGTCTGCTGCGCCTTGTAGTTTTCGATAGCGGATTTCAATTGAGAGTCCAAATTGGCGTTGATATCATCGTACTTTCTGTAACTGTCTGGGCGGTAGCTCGTGAAGCCTGCATCGAATGAATCCACCTTGGCCGACTCGGTCATGTTGATTACATTGACCGAGCCATCCTCGAACACCTTGGCCTGGACATCGTACTGAGAGCCGAAGTAGCCCTGAGTATTCATAAACATGAAGCGGGCCGAGTACTCGTCAGGGCCCGTCTTGTTAATAAATAGAGTCTCGAGAGGGTACTCGTCTGGCTTGGACTTTTGGATCTTCTCAATAATCACCTGAATTATATCTGGATGGACACCCTGCTTCTGGTCTGCTGCCGTGTCGTACTTGTCCTCGTCTGAAAAGCGCAAGAATATCCAAATCAAAATTGCGGCGAATATGAGGACGATGAGTGCCTTGTCCATTACAGTTACGCGCGAAAAATAATACAGGAACAAAAAACTAGTGATATAAATAGATGGCCCTCTTGGTCTATTCCGATAGATGCCAGTACAGTCACGAAATACTCAAGTACATTCAGGGTCAGCCCGCCCTCTCCCCCATCATCCGCTTCTGGAACGTCACAGTCCAAGGCGTGCCCCACCAAAAGATTACACGCGTGCCAACCCTCGTCACAGATGAGGGAAAGATGCTCGTGGGCTCGGAAGTCAAGGCTTGGCTCGAGTCCATGGTGCCCTGTGACTTTGAGTCATGGGACAGCGTGGGCTACTGCCAGAACCTCGATGGATCTGAAATGGACGGAGATCTATTCGATCTCGAAAAGTACGGCACAAGCCTCCAACCCAGAATAACCCCAGACCTCGAAGCAAAAATCAACACGAACCCATCACAGGCTTACCAAAAAAGATCTGGCACATAAGTAATGAGCGTGAATCACGTCCTCACAAAGAATAATAGTAAGACAAACTGGATAAATGCGAATAATCTGGAAAACGTCGTCTATAAACTAACGGGCAATGGAACCGAATATGTATTTTCCAATCCAAATACATTCGCAAAATTTCTGGGACAAAACAAGAACGCACTCAATGCTTACCTAAACGGCCTGAATCGAAACGCCAACATAACAGTCAGGATTGGTAACCGTAGCTCACGCATAGTCCGTGGGCCGTTTGGGCCCATAAAACCCAGACAGGTGCAGAAGGTCAGACTCGTGGGCGAGCGCAACGCCTCACCCCCAGTGAATCTGTCGAAGCTCATGGCGAACATGCGCTTCACCGCCGCCGCCCCTCAACCAAACGCCGCCGCTCTGGCCAATGCCGAGAGAAACAGTCGCAACGCTCTTAGACTTTTGCTCGAGGCTGCAGTGAATAAGTTCAGAAACGGTATAAACTCCGGAGAATTGCCCGTGAATAAACTCCGGAATGGAAGCTACCTGAACAAATACATCAGAAATAAGGGCATGACTGTCCCTGGAAGTAATGAAGAAATCATAGAGATGGCCAACATAGCATACAAAAGCAGTAGAAGAGCAATGATCAATAGGTCCCGTACAGCTCGAACTGCTGTAAGTTCTCGTCGTGCAATAAACGAGGGTAGAAATAGCGTAACACGGACACTTTTTTAGTTAAAGATTATATTTCCTAATTTTCCAATGAAATTGAAGACTATTCAGGCCGCCGCCGTAAAGGCGGTGTTCGAGGTCCTAAAGGACATCATCAATGATGTTAATGTCTATTTCACTTCGAAGGGTGTGAGCATCGTGACACTGGACACGGCCCGTGTAACCCTCGTCCATATGAATCTGAGTGCAGACAACTTCGAGGAGTACGAGTGCCAAGAGCCCATGACTGCAGGTCTGAACATGGGTAACATGTATAAACTCCTCAAGTCGGTCAGCGGTCAGGATACACTCAGCATGCAGATTATTGGTAGGGACTACATGACGATGACTATTGAGAATCACGCCAAGAAATCATTTACCAATTTTAATCTAAAATTGCTGGACATAAATGACGACGTCTTGGATGTGCCCGATATCTCCATGGATGTCATAACCACCATGCCCTCGATTGACTTTCAGAAGATTTCCAGGGACATGGGGAACCTAGCGAAGGAGATGACCATCCGGAGGACTGGGAACACCCTCGAGTTTAGCTGCCAGGGCGACTTTGCCAACCAGACGACGTCCATCGAGTACCCCGAGAGCGTCGAGTGCAACGTGGGCAACCTCTTCAGCCTCAAGTACATCAACCTATTCACAAAGGCCACCAGCATGTGCTCTAGTGTTCAGATCATGCAGGACTCGACGGGTGACGACAAGCCCATTATTTTCAAATACACCATTGCAAATCTTGGCGACCTCAGATTCTACCTAGCCCCGAATATCGATGAGTGACGGATCACGATGCACTATCCACACACGGGTGAAATACAACAATACCCTGAACTTTGAACCTACAAATCCAATTTTAATTTGAGGAATCCAATGTTGTTCAAATCCTAAATATTTGAACAATCTTTGCCTCATATAAAAGATAATTACTAAAATTACTGGTAATGGAAGCACACTATAATACTCGAATAAAGGGGTGCAAGACGGACGAAGAGTTGTGTGATTATCTCCTGACGGCGATACCTCATATTAAAGAGTACCTCGCCGAGTCTGCGGGGGAGTGCGTCACCACCCACAGTGCCCTTGGTGTGGAGTTGAAGATGCGGCAGGGGGTCCAGCGCAAGGAGATTTACAGAAAGTATCTCACAGAGGTTGAAAATGAGAGCATCGATGTGAGGCGGTCGGACCACTATCACATCCCGTGCAGGGGCTGTGGGAAGATGCACACGCGGATACACGACGAGGTCCAAGGGGACGAGATCTGTCAGGAGTGTGGCCTGTCCGAATTTATCCTAGCTGACGGCGTGGGATTCAAGGAAGAACAGGAGATGGAGAAGAATGTCGTCTATTCGTACAAGCGCGAGAATCTCTTCAACGAGTGGGTCTCCCAGTTCCAAGCCAAGGAATCCACTAGCGTCCCTCCTGAAGTTCTAGACCAATTAAGATCCGAATTTAAGAAGCAAAAGATAAAGGACCTATCAGAGATTACCCACGAGAAAGTAAAGGCACTCTTAAAAAAGCTCAACAAGTCAAAGTATTATGAGCACGTGCCCTATATAACCACGATCCTCAACGGGATCCAGCCGCCCACGATGCCCCAGGCACTCGAGGATAAACTCAGGCTTATGTTTTACCAAATCCAGAAACCCTTTGAGAAACATAAACCTCCGAATCGCAAGAATTTTTTGAGTTATTCGTACGTCCTTTATAAGTTCTGTGAATTGCTAAGCGAGGACGACTATCTAGTGTGTTTCCCACTCTTGAAATCCACTGAGAAGCTCCATATTCAGGACACAATTTGGAAGAAAATTTGTGAGGAACTGAAATGGGAGTACATTCGAACCGTCTAATCCTTTCCAAAGTACTCCACCTCGACGACCGATGTATCCACGGGGAAATTCACTAGGAATCCCTGGTCGCATCCAGTGAGTTCCATATATTTTTGCAGTTGAATACGGAACGACTGATTCATCCGAGCAACCGACTTGAGCTCGATGATAATCTTGCTATCAATCACAATATCGGCACGCATGAATCCAACAACCGATCCCTCGTACTTTACAGGGATGATGCGCTCGGACTCGTAGGGGATGTTGCGACGACGCAGAGCCACCTCGAAAGCGTTGTGATACACGCTCTCGGAGTAACCAGGGCCCAGGGCCCGCCATACACTCTCAGCCACCTCCTTTACAGTGTCAGCCATTAACTAATTTTATCATCTATTCTTTAATTCCACATGCCACCCGATCTATTTGAGGGGCGGTTGGCAACTCCGTAACGACCAACTATATTTCTAGCTTGATTTCTTGTGTATCCTGCTCTCACAAGGCGATTAATCTCCTTCTCTTTTTGCATCTGGTTGTACGTCATGATCTGTCCTTTGTAATTCACCATTACTCCATTATTACGCGTGGGTCTAGGGGGAGGCTCGTACATAACCTGCGTCCGTGGGCTATTCTTCCACACTGGACGATTGGCCGTTGGTCTCCCGCGGTTGTTGATGCGCTTTCTGGCGCGCGCGATCCAGCGCCGAGCTCCACTCTTGGCTTGCGCTATTCCACGCAGCTGTCTGAGGACGGCATTGATGCTACGGGGTGGAGGCGCACGAGCGTTGTTGCGACGACGAGCAAATGGATTTCTCAGCTTGAACATTTAATATAAATTCATATTTTAATAGAATGTTGTGGTTTGGCCACCTCATCACGACCAGACTCCTATTTGGAACCTGGTCGATATGGTCGGTTGCACCCGACATCCCGATGGCACTCGTTCTGTCTCATTACCCCCAATCTTGGTCGGAAATTAGAATGTGGTGGCTATATGATTTTTTGTATAAATTACCCCATTCATTTTGGATTCTAATTTTGATTCCAAATTCATTCCGAAAAATATACGCCTTCCATATCCTGTGTGATATCCTAAGTCACACGGGTGAATGGTCCATCCAACCCCTTTACCCATTTAGAACCAAAATTCATGGCTACTGGGACCCTATTTCTTGGACCTGAAAAGGATATTTGGTCTGGCCACCCATGGTTTCTTGGCATTTTTATTGTAAATTGGATTCTTCCATTCCCATGGATTGTAATTTTTATTGAAAAATGGATTATGCGTGGTCGAGCCTAGTGTCTGGCTAGGCATGGTGAAGTGACTCATTTACTTTTAAATCCCCATTTAAATTGGGACCGGATCCATTTCGAGTCTGATTTGTAAATTCTGGAGGCGCGGGGGGCGGTACGCTTGGTGAGCGTGCTAATGGCCTGCAGACGGCGGAAGACAGCGAGTGGAGCCTCTCCCTGACTTATACCCTTGGATAGAGACTTGTAACGGTTGGTCTTGGCCTCAACTGGGTGGTAACCGTACTGCGTCAGCATCCCCTTCTTCAGCTTTCCAATCAGCTTGGGGCTCTTTCCCGCCGCACCCACATCTGGGATTGGCACGGCGCGCACGCGGGTCTTGCCAGCCTTGCGAATGTACGAGTAGGTTGTCCCGTCCTTCCGCCG